TAATTCTGATAAATTTTCAATCCATGGTTTCGCTGCATTCAGCCCTTCTCTTAGAGCTTTAATCAATGGACCTCCAAATTCAATAGCGATATCTGTCAGCTGATTTCTAAACATCTTTAATTGAGACTCAGTAGTCTCATAACGTTTGTTTGCTTCATTGGTCAGAGCGGTATTCTCTTTCCAAGCTTGATTAGAACGGTTGACTGCTGCACTCATTTTATCTGATGCAAGGGCTAATGATTTCAGCATGTTCCCTTGTCGGATTCCTTTCATTCCGAGGTCTGACAAAACTCCATCCATATTCTTGCCTTCTTCGTGGGCTTTTTGTAAACCTTTAATGAATGATTGTAAAGCTTCCGCTGGTTTCTCTTTCCAAGCTTGAGAAAAACTATCTGATGTAGTACCAGCTATTTGAGCTATCAGTTCTAATTTTTCTTTAGCTCCTTTACCAACCCCTGATACCGCCTTACCAATGCCAGTAAGGGTTTGAACCATTGCAGTACCTCCTGCTTCTGCTTCAATCCCTACACTACTCATAGCAGTAGCAAGTCCTAAGATATCTGGAGCAGTTAGTCCAGCTAGTTTACCACCTGCTGCTAAACGGTTAGTCATCTCAACGATGTCTTTTTCAGTTGTGGCAAAGTTGTTCCCAAGGTCTACAACGGATGCACCGAACCTTGAATAATCATCTGAACTCAAACCCATAATGTTTGCTATTTTAGCAATTGCAGTTGCAGCCTCTTCAGCACTCAAGTTAGTCGATTCTCCCATATCAATCATAGTACGTGAAAATGAAAGAATATCTTCTGCCTTAATACCTAACTGACCTGCCACTTCTGCTACGTTTGCAATTTCAACCGCACTAGCTGGCAATTCTTTAGCCATTTGACGAATACCGTCTGATAGTTTTTGATATGATACTGTGGCAGTTTCATCTACTGTTTTTTTAACTCCTGCAAATGCAGATTCATAGTCAATCGCTGCCTTCACCACAAGACCAGCACCAGCTACAATCGGAGCAGTAACTCCACGGGTTAAAGCAGAACCAAAACCAGAAATCTCTTTACCAACTTTGCTAAACTTTTCACCGACTTCCTGTGCACTCTTGCCGAATTTAGTGAATGCACTATCATCAATATAAGCTTGTCGCATAGATTTAGCTAATTGATCATATCGATTTTGTAATTCAGCTACTTTAGCAGCGGTTGCTGTCATACTAGCACTTGCTTCAACTAATTTCTGTTTCTGCTCTGCAGTAGCAGTAGATACATCTCCAATACTTGCTTTTAATTGGTTGTATCGTTCACTCTGTGAACTCAATACTTTTTGATATGAGCTTAGAGCTGAACCAGTTTGCGATAAAAGTCCTTTTAAGTTGCTGACATTCTTACCAGCACCTTTAAAGTTATTTTCCATCGCTTTTAGGGAATTATCGACACCTTTTAAATAGGTTTTCAACCTCCCGACATTCGACTGAAAAGGAGCGACATCTAAGGTTGCGGTGGCGACTAATTCACCAATATTACTTGCCATTCATTCTCCTTTCTATCCAAAAAGGAATGGGAAGGCCTTGTCAAGGGTTGTTTCTTCTTCCTCTTGGCTTTCTTTTGTTTCTAAAGCCTGCACCATCAAATCAAAATCTGATAAGCGCATTCTTTTAATATCATGGATTGTATATCCTTGACTCATTAGTGATTGAACCCAAACTAATAAATTATTTTGAGCTTCTTTAGGGCTTAACCCTTTTTCTTCTTTTTTCCCTTGGTGGTCTCTTTTTCTTCTTGTTTTCCACCGAGTGCTGCAAGATATAGATCATTCAATGTTTCAAGCGTTTCAACGCTTGCACTCTTCAAATCGTCTGCATCGAATTGCTCACCGTACATTTTTACAAACATATCAAGATATGCTTCATTCACTTCACGATGTTTAGCAGGGTTTAGCAAATCTTCCTTGTTTTCGTACAATGAAGTTTGTCGTACCTGGTGTTCCAAAGCCAACAGGTTGTCTTCTACGTTAACGTAGTCTTTTGAAAATTCCTTCAACACACCTGCTTTTTTAAATTTAATTTCAAACATTATTAACTCCTCTAAAAAATAAAGGCTTGGAATAACCAAGCCTATTCTTATGCATCTTGTCTTACTGCGCCTGATTCAGCGGTTGCTGTTCGTTCAGAACTAGCACCGCTTAAGACTTTGGGAAAACGAGTTTACGGAATTCAGTTTCTTGGAATTGTGGGTTATCTTCACGACCAACTACAATTACAAGACCTTCATCATCATCTCCACGAGCTACAAAGCTACCAGATACAGTATCGTTCTTAGGTTCTGGTGAACCATCTTTAGTTTCCAAATCCATTCCTGGAAGAGAGAACTTACCTTTAAGAAGACCAACCCAGATACCTTTACCATCATCACCAGTTGTACGGAACAAGCAAGCGATGTCGTTCGGAGTCATCTTCTTATTGTATTTTTCAACACCATTTTCGACAGTAATACCGTAGAAGTCTTTACGAGCATCACTACCTAAATCAAGCCATGATACTTCAAGAGTTGTTCCAGTGATACCAGAAGACAATACTACGTATGGTCCATCATCTGCTGTGATAGTGTTCAATTCATTTGTGATATCCAATTTCGCTGTTTTAATTCCAGGGATTTTTTTAGTTTCTCCTGGGACAAGGTTTTTATCATTCAAAACCCCATATTCAAAACCACGTAAACCAAATTTAACTTTAGACATTTATTTATTTTCCTTTCATTTCTTCGAGATCACTCCAATCAAAAAGACGATATTTTCGGACGTTCATTAACAATCCAATATCGTCATCCATGTATCGAGGTTTCTCATTTGCTGTGTAGCGTTCAAATCCGCTACCTTCTAGTACCGCATCCATTCTTTTGGCGATTTGGTCAGCTTGCTTTGCATTCTTACACCAAAAGTTGATTGTGATACGTTGTTCCATTGAGATGATTTCATCATCTGCATACTTGTGAGGTGCTTCGTAGGTTAAATAAATTCTCGCAAACGGAGCAAGCTCTTTTTGTTTTAAGTTTGTAGGCTTCTCAGGAATATCATAAGTAAAGATACCTTGTTTGTATCCTGGAAATTCTTTACCTCTAAACTCATTAAACAGTTGATTTAACTTTTTATCTGCCACCAAGAGTTTATAAGCTTCAGTTTCAGCAATCATTTATTTTAACACCTCCCTTATTTTTGTTATGTAAATTTCTTTAGCACGAGGAGTGACTGCATTGATAGTCTTTTCCTCGAAGTCCTGTGCTTTTTGATAAATTGTTCCCGCATTAGGATATTTTGCACGCCAACCAGTCGAACGACCAAATCCAATATCTTTAGAAGGAGCATTTCCACCGCCTTTGAAATTACTGATTCTTATATCTTCTTTCAGGCGAGTGGGCGTAAACTCATCAGAAACTGGAGTATTTACTTCAAGTTCTTTTTCAAACTCTTTAGCTACCATTGTGACTGCTTCACGAGCAACTTTAGGAGCTTTTACTTCTAACTTAGTGAGATTGTTTAGGCAAAGGTCTAATCCTTTTGTCATGACAACATCACTCCCTTAATCAAATCCATTTCCTTGTTTTCGTGATCACGTTCGATTGCATCAATTTGATACTCGTTACCATCAAATTCTACAAAGCAAGAGTTGTCAAAAGGAAGTTTTGGAAGATGACGAATTAAGAATGTTTTAGTGTCTTTATGTTCTACTAGTCCACCTGCTTTTGTGACAGTCGCATTTTCTCTAAAATCCTTAATAGATGTTTTAGGCACTTCTGCCCAGCAAGTATATAAGTCTTTTCTTTCAAAGTCTAACACTTCTCCATCTTCATTTTGTCCACCTACTTTTTGGAAAAAAGTAATGCGAACATTCATTTTACGTGTCCGCATTAACTTTCCCTCCGTGTTCTAAGCTGATGGATGATGTTTAAGACACCATTCGCTAGTGGATAGCGCATGGTATCTGCTGACATTCCTCGATGTTCGTACTCTTCTTTGACTTGCTTTTTGACAGCTAGGCGGAATTTCGCATAATCCACTAAATCATCTGGGTTTAAATCATTATCAATTGCGAAACAAATCTGCTCTTTTGCAGACTCAATAAGCTCAATTAGTAAATCATCTTCAAAGTCATAGTCGATTTTGCAATACAACTTAACCTCTTCGAGAAAACCATTCTTTTTATCTTCCATAATTCTAACCTCCAATCAAGGCTAGTAATTGTTCTTTTGTTTGAGAAGCAGAATAAGAAATTCCCTTACTATCTAAATAAGACATGATATCTTGTTTGGTGCTACTTGAGGTTGGCACTACTAGTGCTACTGCTGACCGTGAGACACCCCCACCGACTGGGGGAGTATTAGGGCATAGTTACAAAGTAACCAGCTTTAGCATCTGCTTTCTTAACGTCAAAGCGTACAACTGCTTGCAAGTATTGACCGTAGATTTCGTTATCAGTCCAGCGAAGACCCAATTCTTGACGATCAGCGAAAAGTACAGCACGTTGTACATCTCCGATAAAGGCTTTAGCTTCACCAGTTGCACCAAGAGTTGTATCTGAAACTACAAATACTGGATGTCCGAGGAAGGCTTTACCTGATGCAGAAACGATAGAATCTTGAAGCAAGTAGCGACCGTTCTTATCTTTCAAAGTATCAAGTTTTTGATAGAAACTTTGTGAAACTACGAATGATACGTTGTAAGCTGGGTCAAGGTTTACATTCAAGATTTCTTTGATAGCGTCAAGATCAGCAGCAGTCTTAGCTTCAAAGTCTTTTAATACAGTAGCGATTGCATCGTTTGTAGTGTTGACTTTGATTTGGTTAGCTGCTTCAGCTACGATTGCAAGAAGGTCAACATCTGCATCGTCAATTGCTTCTTGTGAAAGTGGAATAGCACCACGGTAAGTCTTAACTTTCCAAGGAACATCTGTAAATTCTGGTTTAGCAAGTGCTGGATTTTTTTCCAATTCTTCTACGCTTGCCATCTTAGATGTAGCGTGTTTAAGAATTGGATATGAACCTTCACCTTTAGATGCTTTGTGAATTGTTGCAAATTGTTTAAGGTCAAGCACTGTCTTAACTTCACGAATTGGTGTAGTTACGATTTCTTTGCTAGTTACTTTTCCAGTTTCAACCGTCTTCAATCCGTCTTGTGTTGGGTTTACTGCTGCATTCATAGGAATAAGAAGGTCTTTTCCTTCAAGTTTCAAATTTGAATCAGCAACTGCACCTTTAGTGCGCACCCATTCATTTACAGATTCACGGTAAGATTTACCTTCTGTTTTTACTTCATGTTTTTCACCAGTGGCTTTCATTCCAGCTCCTTCTTCTGCGATTTCATAAGTCTTCAAATTGTTTTCTACTTCTTCTTTTTGTGATTTCAAGTTGTCGATTTCAGCACGGATTTCACGAGCTTTTTCAAGATCATCAGAATTTAAAACAGATTTTAATTCATCTGTCTTAGCAACAATTTCAGCACCGATGTTTAAAATCTGTGCTTTAAGTTCTTTCATTTTTTCTTTAAACATATTTTCTTTATTCTCCTTACGGTATTAAAAAAAGAGCTTATAGCCCTCTAAGTAATTCTTCTTTTTCGATTTCTCGTAGCATGTTTTGAATTTCTGACTTACGCTTGCTACGGTTAGCGTAGAAGTCATCAATAACTGCTTGTGGTAACAATCCATTCTCTAGGCTCGCTACTGCACCAATATCATCAAAGGTCATCACTTCATCTGCAAAGCCTTTTTCAACTGCTTCACTAGCTGACATGAAGGTTTCATTCTTCATCATATCCAGAATTTCTTCTTCACTCAATCCAGTTTTGGCAACATACGCATTCACAATAGCTTGGTCGCTAGATTTAAGAGCATTAGAAGCTTTATCTAAATCATCGCTATTGCCAGATACAAAACTATACAGTGCTTTGTGAATCATTATCTGAGCTGTTGGACTGATAAGAACTTTATCAGCTCCCATGATTGCAACACTAGCAGCGCTTGCTGCCATTCCTGTCACTTCCACAGTCACATGCCCTGAATAACTCTTCAACGCTGTGTAGATTTCACTTCCAACAGTTACAAGACCACCGTTGGAATTAACTTCCAAAACGATGTCACTATTGTCTTCTGGAAAAGCATCTGTGATAGATTTAGCACTGACCGCTTCCAAACCGAAGTAGTCGTAAACTTCTTGACTATTGTTCGGAATCAGTGGACCTTTCATCTTGATTCTCTTTGGCATCTCTTGTCTCACCTCCTTTCATTGTTTGATACTCTTCTTTCTTATCTAAGAAGACATAGTTCAAACTTGACTGATAACGGTCCATGTTTGGATCAGTAGAACGTTCTTTACCAAGTTCAATCAAAGCTTGGTTAGGTGTTAAGATTTGATTGTTTACAAGTTTTACAATCTCGTCTACATTTCTACCAGTCACGCTACGAGTGTCGAAGTCAACACGATACTTCCTGCGTTCTTCATCACTAAACACTTTCAAAGCAAGTTCACTTGTGATTGCATCAAAGTAGAATGGAAGGTCGTTGGTTACATAATCTTCGGTCAACTGTGCGACAGATTGGTTAGGACTATTGACTCCTAACTTAAAACTAGGAACTCGTAGAGCTTTAGCAATCTGTGCAGTAGAGAAGTTATTCGATGTAATCAACTGCAAGACATTCGTATCGATTTCAAGTGGAGTGTATTCCTGGGTATCATCAAATACCAACGGACTGCCACCTGTCGAACCCTCACGCATCTTTTCAAAGTCCATACGGGCTTTTTTACGGGCTTCACCGTTTAATTGAGCGCCTTTAAGCTTGATAATTCCACTTGAGAAACCATCTCTAAAGAATTTGATTAAGGTATTCAATCCGCCATCTTGCAAGCTGATTTCATTTCCAAGGGAAAGCAATGGAGACCTACCAAGAATAGTGTCATGGCTAAAGAATTTCCAATGGATAACATCTTCTGCTTTACATACAATTTTCTTACCATTCAGACGGTCACGAAAAGTGTAAATCAATTCATGGTCATTGGTTTCTTCAACAATTGTTTCAGACGGTCTAAAAAATTGAAATTCTAATGGCTTGCCACTTATTGGATCACGTAGAATACGAGAGAATGAATTACCAGTCAAGATAGTATTGACGGTCATTGCAAATTTCCATTGCCTTGCTGATGTATTGCTTGTAGATTTTACATTCAAAAGATAGTTCATATCTTCGTCCTGCTCGATGTTACCCACTAAATCCTTTTTCAATAATGGAAAACGAGCAACATCGCCAGCAATAATAGATACCGCAGTCAAGACATCGCTATTCTTTAAAGCAGATATACCAGTATATTCAGGACTTGAATTACCAGAGATTACTGAAGAGATATAATCGTCATAAGATAATTTTGACGAACCTAAAGATTGAAAAAAAGTCATTTATTTTCTCACCTCCTTTCTAATTTTGAACATAAAAAAAGCACCAATAGGCGCTAACGTAATTATTTCCAGAGGTATTTTCCTATTTGCATAGAGTAATCTGAAGAATTATTTTTTGGTAGGTTGTAATTCAAAAAGAATACAGCATTCGACTTTGGTGACACTTCTTTAACTTCACCTTGGTCTGTTAATCCTGAAACCTCTTGCAATCCAATATAATTCAACGTTTCATCTCCAGCCTTTGCTACAAATTCTTTCGGGTTGAAACTGGATTTTCTATCTGTATTGTTTTCTAAAATAATTGCTACAGTAACTTTCCCGTCAGCTATATCCATCCCTCTTAGTTCGATACTTCCTTCTTCAAATGTTATTTTCTCACCAATTTTTTTAGTCAAAATAATATCGTTACTTGAAGATGACTCAGTATTTCCTTGAGAGTTAGAGACATTATGGATATCTTTATCTTTCGAACTATAATACAAATTATGTTTTTCCAATGCATTTGTCAACTCAACATAATGTGAATCAACTACAAAAACCATAATCGCAAGAAAAAATGAAAGAGTCCCAAATAATATAGTAGTCCAAAATAAAGGCTTTTTATAAACTGGCTGTTTAACTCGTTCTTTTGTCATGATAAAACCTCCTAAAATTAGTTCATTATATCAAATTTTGTAAGGCTTTTCAAGGTTGTTTTGTTTTATCAATGTACACTCCAAGAAAACAGAGAATCAAGCCTGTAGCTATATATCCTATTACGTCACCAATCAAGAACAAACCGTAAATCAAAAACATTAAACCAATTAACAATAAAATTGTGTGAATATGTTTCAATAACTTCAAAATAGCGAACCTCCTTCCAAGATTTTCTCATTCGTCCAATAACCACTTCCATCGAATGGTTCTAAGTAACAAGCAGCATAAGCATCTAACAGAGCATCCAGAGGGTCGATTTTATTACTGTTTTTGTTTTTATCAATCCTCATACCGTTATTATCAACTCTTGTATATGCATTATTGATTGCCATTGTTAGTAGTTGATTGCCACTATGCTTGATTTTACCTTGACGGACATCATCACGGAATTGTTTCGTAGGCATATTCAAGACCATGGTGGTTTGTGGTATCTGGACTAGTGGCCATTCTGGGTGCCGTTTCTCTATCATAGTTAATAGTGAACCGAATTGATAAGGGTCAAAGTAGATACCTTGCAACTCCCAATCATTTCCGTATACCATTTCCTCGATTTTCTCAAGCACGCGCTCATCATCGATAACCCCACTTTCAAGCGTTGTTATCTCGCACTCACCAGCTCTTTCCAAATTGGTATAAGAAACACCATCCCTTTTTTCTTTTGCGATTAAGCCGTATTTAGTGGCTACAAAAGAAAAGCTATCCGCATACCAATAATCATCCATCATGACCATAGGTGAAATGGAGAATAAGTCACTCGACCTACCAACATCGACACCTAACCAAACTCTACGTTTTCTAGTATCTGGTTTATCAATCTTAGCTTTTGCCCAGCTTTCTTTATCCATGTAAGATTCTTCTGATGATTGTCGCCACATGTTGTAGTTTTTAACCAGGATTTCATTTATTGTTCCTGTCTCAAGTGCCACTTTCCTACGTTTTCGTAGGTAGTCCATCATCTTCTTACGTAGCGCTTTGACTTCGAGAATTGGATTTGATTTTATCCAGTTCTTTTCATCTTTGATTTCCTCTTCATCATCTTGTTCAGCAATGAAGGCAAAGTATTCATCGTTTTCAACTTCTTCATCGAGAAGTTTTTCGATATACGCATACTCGATAGTGTGCATTGGTACGTTTAGATCAAATCCAGCTGTTGAGATAATCAAAATCAATGGATTGTCTAACTGACCTTGACCAGATTCGAGAAGTTCAATCATCTCATTGGTTTTGGATGCTGCAAACTCATCTAAGATACCAACATACGGTTCAAAACCATCAACCGCTCCAGTTTCACGACTCAATGCACGCACATAGCTTTCATCATTCAAGTTACGAAGTTCATCTCGTACTACTTTAGTAGCTTTTCTAATGTCTGAATTTTGACTTCTTAACGCTTCCAACTGCTTACGGATCATATCGTAAGCAATTCGTGCTTGTGAACGGTCATTCGCTGTACAAAATAATTGTCTACTCATTGCAGGGTTGCGACCAAATAAAAACTCATATAAGGCAATACCTGCGACTAAGATTGTCTTACCATTCTTTCTGGCCAAGCTGATTAAAGCTTTTTTGAATCGTCTAATCGATGTATCGGACTTTTTTCTCCAACCATATAGACTCGATAAAATGAATTTTTGAAAATCTGCCAGCGGGTATGGTTTTCCAGTTTTGACATCTGGGAGCATTTCAATAAAATCTATTGGATTTTTTGCTTTGTCAGGTAAGTAAACATACGGAAAGTCTTCATCATCCATACGCTTTAAATCTCTTAAATGGCGCTTGCAAGCTTTTATAACTTTCTTGCTGGCTATGATTTCTCCATTCACGACTTTTGAAGCGTATTGATAAGCTACATCTTCCATTGTTTCACCTCCTAACTACCAAATTTATCGAAAATACTCTCTTTCTTTTCTTCGACTTGTGGCACGAATAACTTCATGCGACTATCCACTGTCATACCCAATTGTGATGCTGCTTTCATTAAGTTTGTTGTAGCGCGTTCCAAACTATACAACATCTTGTTAGGCAACACCTTGCCATTGTCTGTTTCGTAAACATACCCTTCTTTTTGCAATCCACGAGATATTTCTTTGTAGACTGCATACCAAGTGCAATAGCTTTCTAAAACTGCACGATCTAGATTTCTAAGGGGTAGCTTTCTTAAATCTTCAATCACTCGCTTGTATTCTGCTTTAGCGATTGCATCAAAATGTTTTGGCGGAGTCAGTTGCAATGCTTCCAAACCGTCAGAAGCCTTTTCTTGTATGGTTTTTCTCGCAATCTTCTCTTCTTTTGTTAAATGACTTTTAGTAGTTTCCACTATCTTCATTTTTCGACCCAAATCGACCACCTCCTTTCTGATTTTATGGGGGTTCAAAAATTTCAAAAACGGAATTTTTCGTACAGAAGAGGGCAGCGTTCTTATATCCGAACAATATCTACCCCCGTCTTAAATGAA